TACAAAGGGTTGACTAGGTCGTGGGCTATGTTTACCCCGCACTATATGGACGTGCTGCGGCAGGGGAATTCCCTTACAGAGTTACTAACCTTAGAGCCAGATTGTGGAGCGGACACCGATCCTAACCTTTGGCGGGTAGAGACGCGGCGAGTACACGTGTACAAGTATTACCACAAGGTATACGATGCCTACGCAGCAGCCCGATCAGCTAGGTTCGAGCATGGGCAGTCTGGAAGAGTTACCAAAGGGGGGTTTCGTCGATGACTATCAAGTGGTCGTACAGCAGCATCAAGTTGTTTGAGCAGTGTCCTCGTAAGTACTTTCATCTTAGAGTACTGAAGGATGTGGTCGAGCCTGAGACTGAAGCTATGCTGTACGGCACAAGGTTCCACGAAGCAGCAGAGAATTACATTAAGAACGACGAGCCTTTGCCCGCTGCGTTTTCTTTTGTGAAACCAGTGCTTGATAACCTCAAGCAGATTCCGGGCGAGAAGTTGTGCGAGTACGAGATGGGCATCACGGAAGACTTGCAGCCTTGCGCCTTTGACGCTGAGAACGTCTGGTTCAGGGGGATTGCCGACTTGTTGATACTGGATCGGGGGAAAGGCGAAGCGCGGGTAGTCGATTATAAAACTGGCAAGTCAGCCAAATATGCTGACCCTGACCAGCTAGAACTTATGGCATTATGTGTGTTCAAACACTTCCCTGAAATCAAGAAGGTCAAAGGGGGGCTGGCGTTTGTAGTATGTAACGCGTTTGTTAAGGGTAAGTACGATTCTGCGAACCAAGACGCCACGTGGTCTAAGTGGGTTAAGTCGCATAGCAGGATTAAGATCGCATACGATAATGACGTGTGGAACCCTAAGCCGAGCGGCCTGTGCAGGAAGCATTGTTCGGTACTGAGTTGTTCCCACAATGGGAGAGCGTAATGCCTTATACGAAGAGTCCAAGACCGTACAAGCACGAATACGAGATGCAGAAAAAGCGCGGGGAACTACCTGACCGCATGGAGCGTCAACGTGCACGTAGAGCGTTGGACAAGAAAGGCGTAAGTCGTAAAGGCAAAGATGTATCGCATGTTAAAGCGTTAGCAAAAGGGGGTACGAACGCTGATGGATACTATCTCGAAGCGCCGTCAAAAAATCGTTCGCGTAACGGACATAAAAAAGCAAAATAGTTGTTGACGCAGGCTTAGTTCGAGAATAAATTAGAGTTCGCAAGGCTGCTACTTGGGTACTTGCTGAAGAATACGGCTATCGTAAGGTACGAGTGGATAGTCGGGGGCTAGTTACGAAGTCTAAACCCTATAACCGTACCAGTTGACACGCGGACACCTACGCGGGAATCAACGAATTTAATTGTTGTACGTAGGCAGAACTGGACACCCGGTTCTGCCTATTCCTCTTTATCTAAACTATGCAAATAATAGAAAACAAAGCATTACTCCTACAGCTACGCAACCCAGACAAAGTCACGTCCGTGATACCAAAGAGCAAAGAACTCGGAGGGGGCAAGGTGCTTGTACACTGGGGTCTGGATGAAGCGCAGGTGCTAAAGAATTTAAAGATCAGGAATGTACCAAGCCCCATCATTTCCCAATACAACTGGCCGGGGCTACACAAGCCTTTTGAACACCAGAAAACAACGGCGTCGTTCCTTACATTACACAAAAGGGCCTTCTGCCTGAATGAGCAAGGCACAGGTAAAACCGGTAGCGTGATATGGGCTGCGGATTACTTGATGAAACAGAAGAAAGTTAGGCGCGTATTAGTTATCTGTCCTTTGTCTATCATGGACTCTGCATGGCGTGCCGATCTGTTTAATTTTGCCATGCACCGTTCAGTGGACATCGCCTACGGCGCGGCGGAAAAACGCCGAGAAATAATCAATGGTACGTCTGAGTTCGTCATCATTAACTACGATGGCGTTGAGATCGTGTCCGATGCGATTGCGGAAGGTGGCTTTGACCTTATCGTGGTCGATGAAGCTAACGCCTACAAGAACTCCCAGACAGTGCGCTGGAAGACATTGAACCGCCTAGTCAAGCCAGACACATGGTTGTGGATGTTGACAGGTACACCTGCTGCACAGTCGCCAGTAGATGCGTATGGCCTAGCCAAGCTGGTTAACCCCAGCGGCGTACCGCGATTTGCTACAGCGTTTAAAGATATGGTGATGTACAAGGTCGGGCAGTTTAGATGGATTCCAAAGCCGACAGCATTGCAGACAGTGTTCAATGCTTTACAACCTGCTATCAGGTTCACCAAAGACGAGTGCCTTGACCTGCCTGAGATGACCTATGTCAACCGAGAAGTGCAGCTAACTAAACAGCAACAAAAGTACTATGCGTTGATGAAGAACCGCATGACTATGGAAGCGGCAGGAGAAGAAATAACTGCTGTGAATGCTGCGGTCAACCTCAATAAGCTACTGCAAATATCTTGCGGGGCGGTGTACTCGGACAATAAAGAAACTATTGAGTTCGACATCAAAAACCGTTACGCTGTGCTGAAGGAAGTCATCGAAGAGGCGAACAACAAAGTCCTTGTGTTCGTACCATTCAAACACGCTATTGATTTAATCACTGCCAAGCTTATCGAAGATGGTATCAGCGCAGAGATAATTCGCGGCGATGTTTCAGCAGCAAAACGCACCGACATCTTCAAACGATTCCAAGATACACCGGAACCGAGAGTCCTCGTAATACAACCACAGTCCGCTGCGCATGGTGTCACGTTAACCGCTGCGGACACAGTTGTTTGGTGGGGGCCGACGAGTTCGCTAGAGACGTATGCACAAGCTAATGCGCGAGTGCATAGGCCGGGTCAACGACACCCATCAGTCGTTATTCGTCTGCAAGGTTCTAATGCAGAAAAATATATTTACAAAATGTTAGATAGTAAAATTGATATTCACACAAAGATTGTAGACCTTTACAAAGAATTGCTTGACTAAAGTAATAGGCGGCACTAAATTACAAAGCCCAACAATAGGGAGAAGCGAGATGGAAAGTGAGAAGCCTACCGTACCCGTAGAAAAATTAGTTCGTGTGTATCTGAAGATGCGCAATGCGAAGAACGAGATCGCTGCGGAGTACGACAAGAAGCTGGAAGAAATCGACGCCCAAATTGAACAAGTCAAACGTGCCCTGCTTGACTATTGCAAAGAACAAAACTTAGAAAGCGTTCGTACCGAATCTGGTTTGTTCTACCGCACTATCAAACGAAGGTACTGGACTAACAACTGGGAAGCGATGGGGCAGTTTGTGTTGGAGCACAAAATTCCTGAAGTGTATGAGAAGCGGCTGCATCAAGGGAACATCCAAGCATGGATAGAACAAAACCCGGATAAGTTGCCACCCGGCTTGAACATTGACAGCGAATATCAAATTACGGTGAGGAAGAAATAATGGAACAACACTACGTAACAATAAGCGAAGTAGCGAAGTACTTTAACGTGTCGGTATCGACCGTCAGAGGCTGGATACGAGGGGGCAGCATCCCTCCAAGTACATACCTGAAGTTGGGTAACACATACCGCTTCAGGCTTCCTGAGATCGAGGCAGCGTTGCGCAACGAAGCACCGCAACCTGAACCGAAAGTAGCAGTAGTAGCCAACCCTAATCAATTAGAGTTGGATTTTAACCCCGATGAAGACATCTAGGAGAAGCGAAGATGAGTGATATAGCTCTGTTTAAAGGCGGTGTTCCTGCCTACCTGAAGGAACTGCAAGACGATAGCACGAACGCAATTGCTGGCGGCGGTGATGATCTTGGTCAGTACCGTATCTCTATCAAAGGCGGCGCATTCCGCGAGATGGTGGGTAACAAAGAAGTACGCGTCAGCGAAGAACGTGCGATGAATGTGATTATCGTCAAAGCCGCACCGAATGTGTACCGTTCATATTACGAGGGCGCATACGTTGAAGGTCAAAACGCTTCGCCAACATGCTGGTCTGTGAACAACCAGACCCCCGCTGATGTCGTACCTGCGGAACAAAAGCAAGCTAACCGCTGCATGGACTGCAAGCAAAACATCAAGGGTTCGGGTCAAGGCGAAGGGCGAGCCTGTCGTTACCAGCAGCGTATTGCTGTGTTGGTAGAAGGTGAGACAGATCGTCGTAAAGTCGCACAGGTTATCCTGCCTGCTACGTCGGTGTTTGGTGAAGGCGAGAAAGGCAAGCTGCCGTTGCAAGCTTATGGTCGTCACTTGAAAGCGCACAACACACCAGTGGTCGGCGTGGTTACTGAGATGCGTTTCGACATCAATAGCCCGACACCTAAGCTGTTCTTCAAGCCAGTACGTCCCATTACTGAAGAAGAGTTTGAAGCAGTCAAGGATGTAAAAGACTCCCCCGAAGCTGAAAAAGCTGTGTCGTTTATCGTCGCGCCACCTAAAGCTAAAGAAGAGGGCGCGGACGAAGAGTTCGAACAGAAGCCGAAAGTCGAGACTAAGGCTAAAGCCGAAGCAGAGAAAGTTGAAGAGCCGAAGAAAGCTGCATCCAAAAAGTCAGCCGAGCCAGCACCTGAGTTGGCGAATCTGGTCGATAACTGGGACGACTAATCTTCATGGGGGAAAGCGGATGCTGCCAATTTGATTAACACGGTCTGTGATCAAGGCAGACGCAGCGAGTACCCCACCTTTTCTTTCTCTGGACGGACATGCAAACAATAGAATTCTTAAAGTCAGTCCTGAGTGATGAAGGTTACTACTGCACTATCAGTATCAATCTTGAGACTGAGGAAACAGTGCGGAAGTTGCATTCGTCTATCGAGGAAGCGTATAAACGGGCAAAAGAAATATCGGAGAATGGGTTAAATGCGTACTTCTCAACCGCCACGTTTGAAACTGATAAATCGAGTAAGGCTGCTAATGTAAAACATAAGAAAGCGTTCTATCTAGACATCGACTGCGGCCCGACAAAGGCTGTACCAAATCAGTACGGCAGGATCGAAGGGTATATAGACCAACCAACAGGGCTTGCCGAACTGCGCAAGTTTTGTAAAGTCATGTCTTTGCCTAAACCCACACTGGTCAATTCCGGTAGGGGCATCCATGCGTATTGGGCGTTGACCGAAGTTGTATCGGTAGACGATTGGTTACCTATAGCGGAGAAACTTAAGGAAGCATGTAAGCTAAACAACTTAATAGTTGACCCCGCAGTTCCATCAGATGCAGCACGTATATTGCGGGTACCGGGTACGCTGAATTATAAAGACACACCACCATCGGACGTATACGTGTTAGGGGAGTTTGCTCCCCCAGTATCTTTGGAGAAGTTTGCTGAGTGCTTTGAAGATATTACCGTAAGCGGTGGGAAGTATGTACCGAACGTAATGGACGATGTTACCAATGCGTTAGCAGGTAGCTATAGTAATTCGTTCAAGCTGATTATGCAGAAGACCGCAGCAGGTAAAGGCTGCGCACAGTTAGGGTACGCATACACTAATCGAGACAAGATTAGCTACCCGCTATGGATCGCTGCATTATCGGTAGCCAAGTTCTGTACAGACGGTGAGAAGGCAATACATAAAATATCGTCGGGACATCCTGACTATGATCCAACAATAACTGAGAAGCGTGTAGCACCAATCAAAGGGCCATACCGGTGCACAACGTTCGACGAGTATAACCCCGGGGTGTGCGGCGATTGTCCGTTTAAAGGTAAGTTTGGTAGTCCGATTGTGCTCGGACGTGAGGTTCAAGAAGCAAGCGAAGAAGATAACATTATTCAGGATCGCCCAGAAATAAACACTGAGATACCGCTACAGACTTATGTAATCCCGCAGTATCCAGCCCCTTACTTCCGTGGCAAGGCGGGGGGAGTGTTTAAGAAAGCCAAAGATAAAGAAGGCGACCCTATCGAAGTGGCTGTGTACCACAATGATATGTACATCACTCGGCGCTTGAACGACCCGGATGTTGGGGAGTCAGTTGTTATGCGGCTGCACTTACCTAAAGACGGCGTAAGAGAATTTACTGTGCCTTTGGTTAACTTGCTATCCAAAGATGAGTTTAGAAAGAGTGTCGCCCCTAAAGGGGTTGCGGTGTTGGATATGGGAGAACTTATGTCGTATACAAATTCATGGGTGAATAAGCTGCAAGCTACGACCGCCGCAGATATAGCACACCGTCAATTTGGTTGGACAGATGATCGTAAAGTTGCATTCATCGTAGGTGAAAAAGATATTCGCGGCGACCGCGTGGACATAAACCCACCGTCAAAATCTACCGCTACATTGTTCTCGGCGTTTGAAAGCAAAGGAACTATTGAAGGGTGGCGTGGGATCATGGAATTCTATAACCGTCCTAAGATGGAGCTTCATCAATACGTTATTGGGCTGAGTTTTGGATCACCGCTGGTAGCGTTCACCCCGATCAATGCAAGCCTGTTTCACATGTACAGTAAAGATACAGGCGTGGGTAAAACCACAGCGTCAAAAGCAGCGCTCGGTATCTGGGGCAATCCTGATCAACTGATCATGCAAGAACGCGATACACCTAACTCGAAGATGAACCGCCTTGAGATGTTGAAGAACGTCTTTGCTGTGTTCGACGAGTTAACCAATATCGAGCCTAAAGACGCAAGCGATATGATGTACCAAATCACTGGAGGTTTACAGCGTAACCGACTATCCGGCGAGGGTAATAAAGAAAGATTTCGTGGAGCGCCGTGGCACACAAACGCGGTCAGCACAGGGAACACCAGCTTGCTAGAGCGCGTCAGCTTGTACAAAGCTGTGCCAAAAGCAGAAGCAGGGCGCGTACTTGAGTACCGAGTCGAGCCGCATAAGTTTGATTCCAAGGCAGAAACGGACGATCTGAGTGTGGCAATCACTCAGCATTACGGCCACGCGTGTATACCGTACATGCGGTATGTAATTGAAAACTTAGCTGAAGTTCAGGAGCTATTTAAAGATACGCAAAAACGCATTGACACCGCAGCAGGGCTGTCTCAACCACACCGGTTCTGGTCAGTTCAGGCAGCATCGAGTATTACAGGGTTGATTATTGCTAAACGAGTCGGCTTGGTTAACTTCGACATCCCCGCGCTTGTGGCATGGGTTATTGAAATGTTGATCGCGGCGAAGGGCGAGATTGAGCAAATGAGCGGCACAGTTGAAGACCTCCTAGCCAGCTTCCTGTCCGAGAACTATAACAACGTATTGCGTATTCGTAGCACTGACGACGCTCGTGGGTCCAATACAGACGCACTAGAACATCTTATTGTTCCAGACGCTACGCCGAGGATGACGCTGGTCGCCCGGTACGAGTACGACGTTAAGAAAATGTACATCCTGCCAAAGCCATTAAAGCAGTGGTGTGTCCGTAACCAACATAATTATTCGGCGCTAGTAAATGGGCTGAAGGAAGGTAAAACTAAGGCGGTGTCTAAAAAGATACGCATGGGTAAAGGTACCAACATGAACTTACCCTCCGCAGATGTCTGGGTTCTGGACTGCACCGAGTTTAGTGATGACGAGCTACCGGTTATAAATGTCGCCGATCCAACCTGACGGAGTTCCCATCTTTGTGGCATGGCACGACCTTGCCATCGGGGCATCAGTTTTCATTCCAGCAATAAACCTGACTAAGCTGCGAAAGCAGATGACAAAAGAAGCCGAGCGGCGTGGGTTCAGGGTTGTTGGGTGGGAGCGGATTGAATCGGGGAAGTTGGGTATGCGGTTCTGGCGAGTTCTATGATAGGATCAAATCGACGGCGTGTCCGTCTTTCTCGCTTCTCCTCACCCCGAGGAGTTTCCCCGGCCTAGAGCCGGGGTTTTTTTAGTCCTCATCAAACGGGTTGTTGATAGCTTCTATGTCGCCGTAGCCTTCATCAAACTCACGGGCGTTCTCTAGCAACTCACCCCGCATACCTTTACTCAACGTAATTCCGTGGTACATGGTGGCGGACGTTTTAGCGTGTTGCCGCATCGAAGTGATGATTGTGTCAGCATCAATCCCTAGTCCGGGGTGTTTCTTCTGTAGCTTCATCAACTCTTGCAGAGCCTCCTGTGCTTTAGGAGTGTCGCCAAAGCGTGTCGCTACATAGAACTGGCGAAGTAGCTTGGTCTTCTTCTCGTTGACTGACTTGTCTACACCCTTCGCAATAGCGTTTATTTCAAGCTGACGGGTGTACTCTGCGGGAGCAAAACCGAACGACTGCGCAAATACATTCCAAGCCCCTACGTCCCCAGTGATAGGATCACCCCGCAAGGTAGTCGTACCTTCGGTGGCGTAGCGGTGGGCTTTAAGTACGTTAGCCATAGCCGAAGGCAGCATAGCTTCAATACCGCGTTCAGTATGCCCTTCGGAAATAAGTTTTAAACCTCTTTCCATACGGCTGGCTACACCGAAAACCGGGCCGCCCATTGTCTCGGCTAACGAGGCAACAACGGAAGTAGACTCAGAGTATTTCTGATCACGGAAGATCAAGTCGCTCAAGCCGATACGAGACGCAAT